TCTTCGAGGTGATGTATGCTCCAGCTCTGCCGTCGTAGGACAGCCACTGCTGCCCTTCGAGGAACTTCAGAGACAGGTTCCACGCTCGGCGCACCGCTGTCTTGTCGCGGCGCGAGTCGTTGAGCAGGCCCTTGATGTTCTTGGGAAACTCTTTAGCCATCAGACACCTTGCTCCGACCACTCATCACCAAGCCCAAGGCCAACCCTTGCGGCCTCTTGCCTGGGAACCCCTCCCCACCCTGTGGGAATAGAGCCGGCCTGCTGGCTCGGGTCGTTCTGCATAATGGCAGCGAGCAGGAGGGGGTTGTTGATTCCCATGGCGTTCATGGTGGCTGCCATGGTGGGCACCCCTGGGATGAGGAACGGGGCAACCTTTCCCGCCAGTCCCGCCAGGTTGCCCATTGGGGTCTGTCCCTGCGGTATGCCCTCCAGGGGAACCGGAGGAGCCCCAGGGGCAAACGGGTTGGGCTCATCTAGCGGATTGGGTCGAAAGGCCACTCTATCCCTCCTCGGCGTAGATGGCGTCCATCAGGGGCTGCGTGTGGTCCGCAGCCTCCTCTCTCTCACGTCGCTCGGCCCGCTCATCTGCCTCCTTCTCGCAAAGCAGCCAGATGTAGCGGGCCAAAAAGCCCAGGCATAGCGCCCCCATGAGTGCCAGGGTGAGCAGGCAAAACATGAGGACACTATGCACTAGGGCCTCCCGAATTAGGGTGAGGTTAATTCGGGACTAGACAGTGAAGCCGCACAGAATCGCGTTCTGATTGGGGTTCGTCGTGACGGTATTGTAGTACCATCGGTAGTAACCCTCGTAGGCGTCGATTCCCGCAGCGCCCACGCCAGCGCGCGCCAGGACGCTTCCGTCCAGGTCTGCGAATCCGTGAGCTTCGAGCTCCAGAACCTTCCACGAGGACAGCTTGAGGAAAATCATTCCTCCGCCGCCAACGTGACGAGCCGTCTTGATGGGAAGCCCGCCATACGACATGCCGGAGAAGCCTCCGTCAATGTTGTTGGAACGCTCTCCGCTCGTGTTCATCACCGTGGCAGAGGTGCCTGCCGTAAGCTGGAACAGAGCAGCGTACTGCTGACGCGCCAGAGGACTGATGAGAATGCAGTCAGGCTCTTGCCCCGAAAGCTGATTCACCTGGTCCATTGTCGCCTGCATACGCGGAAGCGAGAGCGCCGCACGGGCCTGAGCGCCACCGACCACCTGCGTGATGCAAGTACTCTGGAGCACTGGGAACTCCGTCGCACTGGCAGGGCTGAAGCGATTGACACCGAAGTGGGCCGCCGAGCCGAGGTTCTCGAAGATTCCGCGGGGCTGCTGGTCGAGGTTGTTGGTGACGGCAGTGGCCGGAGCCGCCTGCTGTGCCGCCGAAACCACAACCGCAATCGCGAACCCGTCATCGGTTGGCACCGTGGAGACAGCCGCGCCTGCGCCGTTGAGGTCCACATCGTTGAGGGAAATGGTGCGGGCGATAACGTCCGTGGCGTTCAGGGCAATCTGAACGCAGTTGGGAAGGACGGTGTATCCCAGAGCGGCGTTGCGGTCCACGCGAACAAGGTCCACGAGAAGCTCGGTGCTACCAGATGCTACAACAGCAGCGCGGAGGGCCTCGATCTTCTCGATGTCACCGAAGCACTCCCAGTTGGTGAACGCAGCACCACCACCACCAGGGGCCTGGTGCTCATTGAGGAAGCCGACGACACGACCGCCAGAAATCATGGCGTTGTCCGAGGCGTTCTTCACGTCGTTGACGAGCTTGTCCATCTCGGCTTCCATCCAGCCGATGAAGGAGTTTGCTCCACCCTTACCAGCAGCCGACATGGCGGGACCGGTAATCTGGAAACGACCGTAGAGGAAGTGCGCGTTCACCTGAAGGCGCTGGTAACCCTGGTCGCCAGCAGCAGGCAAGAGGCCCGACTCGGCGGCGAAGGCAACGCCCGTGTTGCGTGAAACGTGAATGGGGATGATTGCAACGCGACCGTTCCAATCAACCGTGGTCTTGGTCATCAGGTCGAGGACCATGACCGAATTATTGAGCTGCTCTTGGACAGGCCCAAGGTAGAATTCCTTGAGAATGTCGCTCAGCGTAGCCTGAGTGGCTGGCATGACTGACTCCTAAAATGTGATGCCGAGAGCGTGAGCTCTCTATGCGAATGGGTTACCGCGAGCCCACAGCTTTCTCAAAGCTGCTGAGCCCTCGCTTACATTCTTCAGCGGCACCTCAGATGCGGTAGCAGTCGCGCTCCCTCCACTCTTACTGGGACGCGGAGCCGCCTTGGGCTCCTGTGTCGCGGCCACAGCTTCAGCGGTTGTGCTTGACGGGTTCTTCTCAAGATAGGCCGCAATGGCCTTCTCTTCGACACCCGCCACCCACGAGGAGTATTGCTCTGCAACCGCTTCTGCTGTAGCTGAAGGGTTGTTGGCAACAGCCTGCAAGATTACGTCCCGTGGTACGGATGGGAACTTCTGGAGCGCAGCACCAACCTCGACCTCCAACTGCTGACGAGCAAGCTGGACCTCGGTGTTGTATAGGCGGTCTTGAAATTCCTTTAGCTTAGCGTTGTCTTGGGCAGGAGCGGGGGCCGAGTCATCTTCACCGGCCAAGTATCGCTCTAGCCACGCATCGTCTGAATCCGCTTGGGGCGCAGCCTGCACTGGAGCGGGCGCAGGCGTTGGCGCGGGCTGTGCGCGGAGCTTTTCAATCTCCGCCTCCAACTCCGCCCTCTCGTCCCGAAACTTGTTCCGAGACTCGAGCACCTGCTTAAACCGGTCATACGGGACACGGTGGCCCGATGGCACCTCCTCTTCCGCTGCGGGGCTGTCTTCCGCTGCGGCCTCTTGGGGTGCCGAATCCGCTCCATCTTCCACCTTCGCATTTACGTCCTCGGTGGGCTCGGACGAGGTGTCAGCCTGAACAGGAGCCTCTTCCACAGCAGGAGCGGCAACTGGCTCCGAGGCAGGCTCATCGCCCGCCTCAAACATTGCCGAAATTCCCGATACTGCGTCTTGGCTCAACTTCATGACTATCTCCGCATTTAACGCCTAGCGGGGCGAGTTTGATAACGCTGATTCGGTCAGCGAGGCCACGTCCGTACGCGTACCCCACCTGTCGGTGTTGTCTGCGTCGGTCTTCTTAGGGTGCAATTTGCCAGTGTTCAACTCGAACTGCAACATCTCGTGCAGGTTGCGTGGCTTTTCTTGCACTATCTCTTCGCGCACGTACTCAATCTGATCGAGACCCATGAGCCCCAGGGCGTGAGCGAATATCATGTCATCGTGCTTGTTCTTCTGAGCCTATGGCTTGCCGTTGTCGTTGAAGACGAACGTGTTCATCTCGAACTGCATTCTGAGGTCAACGACGTCCATCTTCTCCATCTCCACGTACTCATGGAGCCGGCTCAGCATCACAGGGCGCGTGTTGACGTTGGTGGAGAACCCTAGCTTGTCCACCCACCGGCTGCCCATCTTGTCAAAAGAGGTGCGCCGGAAAATGAAGGCCCACTCTTTCTTGACCAGATACTCAAGGATGGAGAGGCCATAGGTGTTAGACTCCACGACCACCAGGGCGTTGTACTTCTTCGCCTCTTGCAGGACGCGCTCAGCGAACTGATGAGGGGCCATGCGCTGATAGAAGGTGGCGCACACCGACGGCTTGTCCTTGTCTGTTACGTCAAGGACGGCGAACGCGCTGTAGTCCCCGCTGGGAGCTCCAGACGCCACGTCCGCGCCAAGGCTGTACACGCGATACTTGGAGTGGGCCTTGAATTCCTTATACCCAGTCGTCACCTGCACATGAGGGTAGATGCGGTCGAAGAACCTCTCACCGCTCGTGATGAACGCCATCTGAGCCGTGAGCGGATACTCTTGGAGAAACGTGTGCCAGTTGCCAGCGCACTTGGTCTCAAGGGTCTCTTGCGCCCACCACACGCGTCCATTTTCAAGCCCGTGCTTGAGCCCTAGCTCTTTTAGCTTGGGGTGGATGTACTTGGACTTCTCCTTGGAGATGTAGTTGGAGTCCTGTGTCCACGGTATGAACAGCTTTTGGTAGCCGTTCTCCGCGTGCCACAGCTTGTGGGCGTCATTGACGCCGTTGGCCGTGGTCTCTAGCACCACCTCGGAGTCAGGCCCCAGCACCTGGAACGCTCCAGCGATGGTCTTCTCTGGGTCATTCCAGAACGCAAACTCAGAGCAGTGAAGCGTCTGGTAGGTCGTGCCACGCAGCCCTTCAGAGTTCGCCGTGTCCACCTTGATGAGGCCACCGTGGAACAGTTTGAGCTCACGGACGTTGGACTTCTCGGTCTTGAACTTCAGGAACTCAGGGAGGTTCGCGTAGAAGTTCTTATAGACTTCAAATATCGCCTCTGCGGAGTCTCCACGGTGTGCAAGCACGGCCACACGGTGGTTTGGCGTAAAGAGGACTCGCCAGAAGTTCCTCGCAGCGACCGCAGTAGTCATTCCCAACTGGCGGGCTTTGAGGATGTACGTCCACGGGTTCTCTTCGACGGTGGACCAGAACTGCTCCTGCGCGTCGTTCATCACGAACGGGACAACTCGGCTCCGCTTGTCGATTATCTTGAGATACCGCTGAGCGAAATAGCGGAAATCGCATGCGCACTTGCGAATCTCCGCCTCTAGCTTGTCCCGGCTCTCGCTCATCCTCAGTGGGCGGTGTCACGACTGTGTGACGTGTTAACCTGGCGAGCGTCCTTGAGGAGGTCGAGGAGTTCCTCTGGGGTCATCAGGTTCTTCTGCAACGCCTTGGTCTTGGCCAACACGAGGTCGCGCTCGGCCTCTGCCTTCTCGATGGCGACCTTATCAATCATGGACTGCGCCTCTCGAGAGCGGAAGGTTCGCAGCTTGAACTCTGATGTGGTGCGCTCTAGGTACCAAGCTGCGGCTCGCCAGTCTTTCTCAGCGTGGAACTGAACGAGGTCTAGCATGTTCTGCTTAGAGCAGCGCTCTGCCTCAAACACTCGCTCTTTAAAGCCTGGACGACCGCCCTTCTCTTTGGGCTTGTACATCCAACACTTCCACGTCTCGTAGTTGATGTTGAACTCTTCACGCACCATCTTTTGCGTGTAGCCGTTAGTGAGCATCTCAATGGCTTTCTCGCCCAGCTCTGGAGACCAGCGGCCTGGAGACTTTGGGGCCTTACTTTTTGACGCCACGACAAAACCACCTTAGCTCAGCGTTACGGTCTGTGGTTGACGTCTCCACGCTTAGCACGCGGTGAAACGCCGTGAGGAACTGCACGATGTCCCTTCCGAACCGGGGAAGGTCGAAGCCTGCGAACGGCGAGTCTGCTGTGCCAGATGGTCCGTTCTTTAGCAGTCGCTTTCGCATAGCCATGAGCACCTTGCGGCATCCACGGTGCCTCGGCCTTAGCGAGGCATCGTTGTATGGCTCAAGGAAGTGGAGCATGTCGTTCACCTGGCCCAGGGCGATTGAGCGGCATGCGGTAGCGTTGACGTGCTGCTCCATGTCACCTGGGTTGTGGTAGAGGACGTCGAGAGAGCGCTTAATCTCTCCCAGCCCTTCCGCCAGCATCCCCTCTACGATGTCCGCAGAGAACACCTTGGTGATGTTGCCAACGTGCTCATCGGACTCAGCGACGGGTGCGGTGTTAAGCTCGCTGAGCATGCTTTGAGACAGGACCTCACCCATTGATGTGGTCGCAAATCTGCTGCATCTTCGACGCCATGACGGTGGGTCCTTGGGACTGGCACTGGGCCATCGCGATGTACATGGACGCCATCGCAATGTCGTCACCATCGAGCGACGTGCGCGACGTGATGGCCGCAATGAAGTTCTTCATCTCGTAACTGAGGTCTGTCTCAGTGAGCTTGACCACGTTCCTGGGGCGACCCACGGGCTTTGTGGCTTCCGCCTTGGGCGCAGCCTTCTTCGCTGGTGCCTTCTTGGGCGCGGCCTTCTTCTTAGCGGGTGCCTTCTTCTTATCAGCCATCGTCGATATCTCCATGGGAGCGACTAAGAGCGCGCCTTCGCTTGAGAACGATGCGGGCAAATAGCCGGCTCCTGCGGTAACACGTGTTTCCGCTGTTCCAGTGGCACAGCGCCTCGGACCAGCGTCCGTACTTTTTACGGTACTTTTTCAAAGCCCGCAAGCCTGCGGTTATCAGGTCACAGCCCTTGAGCCTCTTGTCTGGGCAGTGAAAGGACGGCTTGACCTGAAGTGGGCCATGCGCCCCTGCTGAGCTCACGGCCCTCATGTTGAACCGGCTCTCGGTAAACGACAGGGCGATGACCAAGTTGGTGTCCTGGCCGGCTTGCTGTGCCGCAGAGCCCACAGCTACGCAGGTCTTAAACCGCTCAGCGGTCTGGTCATGGGGCGCAAACCAGGACATGGCCGTAGCGCAGGCTAGATAGACATAGAAGAAGCTCATGACCCTGCTGACCGCCTTGTGTACTCCGCAATCAACATAGCGTCAGCGGTAGCATGGACAACCTTTTGGGCTGGGAATAGCCGCTGGGCTGCGGCCTTGGTCACGTTCTTGTCTCCCTTGGACCGGCACTTCATCGCGCCTTGCCACGCAGCAGGCGTCACGGTCTCAAAGCGAATCTGGTGACAGACCAGGAGCGCCCTACAAAACCCGTAGCTGGTGCCGAACTTGAACGTAGAGGACACGCCTTGTCTGGGCATGGCGCTCACTCGCTCAAGGGTAGCGCGAGATATCGTCGGGGCATGCTCGATGACGAAGCTAGACACGTCGTGCTCTGTAGCAGACAGCCTGACAGAACCGACAAAACCCCCATCCTCGTCGATGACTACGATGGCTCCTGAGTATCCGGGGTCAATTCCCATGTAGTTCATCAATTCGCCCTCTCAGGGGACACTTCGAGGGCCTCATCTGGGTCCAACACGGCGAAACACGGCGTATCTGGCCCGATGTAGCCCCCGGCTACGTTGAAGTTGAAGTGGTCCATGGCCTCAACGGACCCAAGGCCCTGTTCCATGAGGATCTCGATGCACTTGTCTTGGTCATAGAGCGTC